CTCATAACGCCGCCGGACTTGACCAAGACGCCGTTGCTCAGCGCCGACGCATCGACGCCGAGACCGCCGTTTGCTTGCGCGACAGTGCCGGTCAGTGTGCTGGCCGCGATCGAGGTCGGCGCCTGCGTGTTGTCGAGGTTGCCGCTGCAGACGATTAGCCGGCCGCTACTGTCTTTGCACTGTGGCTTGTAGGCGCCAGCGGACGCGCCAACAAGCAGCGCGGCGGTGATGAGAACTGCAAAGGCTCGCTTAGTCATGACACTTGCTCCGAAGGCCCGATGTTGACGTCTACCCCGTTGCCGTCGCTGTACCCGAGGCGGTTCGTGTACTCACCCACGGTCAGTGAGCCGTACAGCACTGCGATTCCTGCGCTGCTGCGCCACAGCGTGCCCACGGGTAGGCCAACGACCGGACAGCGTGACCCGGTCTTGTAGATCTGCGCCGTCCCGCCACCTGCGACAACTGCGCCATAGAGGCCCACGGTGGCGTCGCCAGCGGCTGCGGCAATGCCATCAGCTACTTCGACGTGGCCGCTAGCGACGCGCCGGGCGACTTGGCCGGCGCTTGCGGCGTCGTCCGTGATTACGGTCTCGTAGGGTGTGCCCGCAGGACCCGGGGGGCCCGGCGGACCCACTGCGCCCGCCGGCTGTTCTTCGAATGCGATGCGGTCAGAGCCGCTGGTGTATCCCATGGTGCCCTCTTAGGTGGTCTGCTGCCCGTGTACATGCACAGCCACCTGCGCATCGTCCGCGGTAAGGTCGAGCCATAACCCAGCCAGTCGGTTGTAAAAGGCCACGTCGAATTGATTAGTGGCTACGGTGTCCATGATTACGAACGCCTCCAAGACTTGGAGGGGGTCCACAACCAAGAACTGCGCGATCGGCGCAAAGCGGACATCGTCAAAAGCAGTAGTCAGCGAGAAGCGATATCGGTATCTCGGGGTGATCATGGCGCCGACATCGACAATCGACACAGCCCAATCACCGAGGCCATCCCGCACAGTGAACGCCCCGGCAACACTGCTCACGCGCATATAGTGCTTTAGTACAGCCTTGGCGGTGAGCTTATTGGGGACGGATGCACCCCAGGGCGGGTTCGCATCTCCCGCCCCAATTGCAGTCGCCAACCACTCCAACCCATAGTCATGGTGTCGCAAGCGCTGCGCCACCGCTGCGCCCGCCTGCAGAAAGAGGTCGGCGAAGACGTTGCCGTTCTCGGCGCGTAGACTGCCGTTAAGGCTGCGGATGTCGTTCTCCGCGACGACTTGACCCGCCGCCGCGGTAACGGGCTGCCCGCCTACGGCATCCGCCTGCAGTCGGTTGACGGTCTTTCGCGCTGCGGCCACGCGGTCGCCAATGACGGCGTCGCGAATGCCTAGCAGCAGGTCCTTTGCCCGCTTCAGGGAGATATTCACCGGCGCTTCGTCGGTGAGATTGCTGTCTGCGCTGACGATGGGGCCGTCTGTCGGCAGGAGCATCGGATCGGCGGGTGTGCCGACGTCTGCGGTCGCTGGGAATGATGCCGTGCCATCGTATTGCTGCAGGTCGATATTCGCCATTAGGGCACCAATGGGTTTTGGATGTAGTAGGGATTAAACGCATAGCTAGGGCGGATGCGTTCCCAGGGTTCGTTACACGGAACTACGAAGTAGTTGCCGAATGGCAGTTTTAATGCATTCAGGCCGCTGATCGTATCTCGGAACACCACGATATGGCGACAGCTTGTGTGAGCGGGCTTAACTAGCGCAATTACACGCCGAAGCTCGGCAATGTAATCGGTCTGGTTTGGGCTTGCTCCCCAGCGTGCGCCGGTCGTTTTCCATCGCGCACGGCTCACTGCCCAATAGGTATATCCATTCGTCAGCGAGTTCGGCGCAAAGAGAGCAACATAGAAGAAGTTGACGTTGCCGCCAAAGACCACGTTTCCAGGCGCTGCGCCGGCGTCCACCATGTCGCGCCAACTCACCACTTCCGCCCGATAGCCCAGGTGCGCCAACTCGGCGACCATGCCGAGCTTGGTGCCGAATGTGTACCAGCGGTCGAGCGGCGCGCGTAGGTAGGCGCGATAGGTGCTGGGGCTGTCTCGAAGTGCTCGCGCTAGTCCGCCGTAGGTCTCGCCCAGGAGGTCTAGCGCGTCGTCCGGCGCGGTCTGTGAGCCGTGGCAGTACGCCGCCGAGATGGCCGCATCCTTGACCCGGTCCCAGTTCGCCATGAGCGAGCGCAGATAGGTGTACGTCTTGCGATGCCGCGTCGGTTTATCGGCCGGCTCTGGCTTGGCCCACGTCGGGTACGCGGGCGAGGTGACGAGGTCCGCAAAAGACAGCGGCGCTGTGGTTTCCGCCGGCATTAGACCCCCACCACGGTCGTGTTGTTGGTGAGCTGCAGGAGGTGCTCCTTGTTGAGCGAGATCGGCGCCGTCGGGTTCGTCAGCGCCACGTCGTAGACCTTGGTCGCATCCCAGAAGACCGCATCGTTGACCTCGGACACCGGCACGGGTCCCTGGTCATAGCTGCCGATGGGGACGCGCTTATTGAGCGCCTGCAGGCTGTTCGCAATGGCAGCCGGCGCCTCGCTGACGTAGGGGGTGAAGACCTTCACGAGGCCAGTCACGCTGACCGCAAACGGCACGACGGACTGCACATCGACTTTGATATCGAGAGGCACCCGCGGCGTGATGTAGGCGAGCACGTCCGCGATGGCCTGAGCGCTGGCGATTCCCGCATCGCTGGCCAGGTAGACTGTCACCCAGTTCGGGGTGAAGACACCCAGGCGCAAGTCGCTGTAGACGCGGACCTTGGTGACTTCCTTCGATGCAGTCAGCGCCCAGTAGACGTAGGCCGCCGCGGTGCTGCCCGTGCTGAGTACGCCCCACTTGGCGGCGAGTCTTTGCGCATAGCGATCGTCGGGCTCGGTGTCGTAGCCACCTGTCGCGGCGGCGAGGTTCGTGACCGAGATTCCAAGCACGTTCGGGCTGACCAGTTGGTTGATCTGCCCGGCCCCGACGTTGTAGACCGCGCCCGCCTTGGCTGCCTTAAAGGTGAAGCTCACGACGGCCGGGCCAACGGGAATCGTTTCCGCCGCTGCCGAGATGAACTCTTGTCCATCCGGCGTGGCCACGCGCAAGGGAATTGGGCCCAGTGGTCCCGCACCCAGGGGCACAGTGAACTGCACGTTGACCGTGGCGAACTGCGCGCTCTGACGTGGCTCCCCGAAGTAGTCCTCTCCCAGCCAGTCAAGCCACTTGCCGCGGGCATAGCGAAGGAACGAGGAGCCAGCCAGGCCTGCGATGACCTGATACAGAAGCGAGGCCTCGATGCCCTGCCGATAGATCAGGGTGCGGTAGGGGCCGCCCGTGCGCCAGTTCGCGGTTCGCACCGTGACCAGCGACGGGTCGGGGGGCGAAGCAAGAAAGGCCAGCGTGTCATTGATGACTTGCTGCGCCGAGCGGGGAGCCAGTAGCTCGACAAGATTGATCACGCTCATGAGCCAAGGGCCTCCACCCACAGATCGCCGACGGTGTTTGTGGTGCAGCGGAAAGAAAACGGATAGGCCGGGTAGCCGACAGCAACCGTGGCTTCGATGATGAGCGACCCCGTGTCGCGTGCCGTCAGCGACACCTCGCACGCCTGCACGCGGTCATCGCGGTTGGCCTGGTTTTCCATGGCGACCTTCAGCGCGAACAGACCGTCACGCGTGAAGCCCCGGCTTAGCTGCGCCCGGATGTCGAATCCCCACTCGGCGCCATCTGCCGTCCCGTCAGCGATGCCCTTGGGCTGAAACCAGCCATTGAGCAGGTCTTGGATTAGGCACTGCGCCTCGGCAGCCAGATCCTCGTTCTCACTGAGGTCCGGCAGCACCGTGATGTCGATCCCAAGGTGCTGGTAGTCCTGCAGCTGATCTATCTGGATCTGATCCACTAGCCAGCCTCTAGGATTCGGGTGAGGTAGTTGTTATTCGCCGGGACAGCGGCGGCAGCCTCGAAGTCGAGGAAGGCTTTGGCTAGGCCGCCCGGTGCGGCGCCAGTAGTCAGGGCTAGCCCGTTCATTGCAGCGGCCAGCGCCACAAAGAAGGGCCGGGCTGCATTGAAGTCCGCCGCCTGCATTGGGTCCGCAATACTGGTGAAGGCTGTCCCTGCCGCGACGAAGCTGATCGCAGAGTTGATGCAGGCGCTGGCCGCGTCAGAGTCCATCTGCGCCTGCTTGGTTCTAAAAAGCGTGCCCAGGATCGTCGGCTGCGGGTTCTGCGAGACGCCGATCCGAATCTTGGTCGCGGTGCTCTGCCCGAAGCTCTGCAGCACGGGGCCGGCAGGCGCTCCATTTTCCCATGTCGCCACCGCGCGCGAGCTTGGGTTGACCTGGATCTCGCTGTCGGGCAGGCCCAGCCGGATGCCAACGCGCTTCAGCGGCGAAACCCGGCTATCATCGGGCTGCAGTTGGACGGTGCCATCGCCGTTTTGCGTCGAGATTCGACCTGGCACGGCGCGCAGGTAGTCCAAGCTCATGCGCTTTGACCAGATCGTGATGAGTTCGAACAGCGCAGCGGCTGGCCCAGGCGCATAGGTGACCACGGCGCGCAGGCTGTCAGAGTCGAAGACCCACAGCAGTTTACGGATCGTCAACCCGTCGATGATGTCGTCCACTTGGACGCTCATTTCATTGAGTGACCAGCCCACGGTCGCGGTCTCGGGCGCTGCATCGATGATGATGTAGTCCGGCGCGGGTGCGGGCGTTGGTTCTGGCACGCCGATCCAGACAAGGCCGTCGCGGCGTATGCGCCACGTCACGCCCAGGTACTCACAAAGCGAATCCAGCGCGCTGCGCACCGTGCCCTGCACATAGCTCCACTGCGGGAGTGCGCGGGCCAAGATGTCGGGCGCAATCTCCGGGCTCTGGATCTCGCCACCAGCGCCGAGAATATTGGTCAGCACTTGCTGCACAACGGCGCCCTGGGACCACTCAAAGGGGGCTAGCGGGGTTTCAAGGCCACCAGCGCCCGCCACGATGCGCGCCATCACAAAGCCGCCGCTAACGCCGGACATGCGCTTTTCCGAGTCAGTCGGGTCCGCCACGATCGCGCCGCGGAACTCCTCCCCCAGAATCTGCAGCACCACCGAGCCCACAAGCGGCTGATCCACGCCCTCGGATAGCAGCTCCACCTCTGCCAGCCAGGGACCCCGGAAGGGCTCGCAGATGTCGCCACGCAGGGCAGCGATGCCATTGACCGTCACGTCGGAGGTCATCGGGGCGCCCCTGCTTCCGTGATGCGCGCGCAGAACTGCGCCGTGGTGTCGCCTGCCCGTGCGATCTTGGTGATCTCGGTCGGCGGATAGAGCGTCATCGCCAGATTCGCCGGGCGCGCTCTACTCTGCGTGCTGACCCCAGGGAGCAACGTGCTTGCGGGCGTGATGAGCCCCACCGCGTTCTGCGTGCCGCCGCGGGGCTTGAAGTTCGGATCGATGGGTCCGCCGATGTTCGTCGTCTTGGGCTTGCTGCTGCCCTGCCCTGCGGTGCTGATCTGCGTCTTGGGTCCGACGACCTTAAAGCGGAACTCGTGAATCAGCGGGCGGATGCCGCCGGGCGCGGTCGGCTGAAAAACCGGCGCCGAGTAGAAGTAGCCCTGGGTGATGCCCCGGGCGTAGTAGGCAGGGTGGGCGATGTCGACCACGTTGAGCTTGGTCAAGGGGCGGTCGGGCGACATGTACCGCTGATAGAACTCCTGCAGGTCGCGCAGTGTGTCGCCGTTGGTGGTGCGAATCTTGATCGTGCCCTCAGTCGGAACCTTGCCCTGGTCGAGCAAAAGATCGCGCGTGCTGCCCTTGCTCTTTTTGTGCTCCACGTCGCGCTTGTTCTCGCCCTCGGGAGGCAGCACCTGCCCGGGACACGGACGCCCTGCGATCCAAATGACGGCGTAGGCGGTGACATCTTCCTCGGGCGACGGAATGCCGGTGACGCTGATCTCGGCCATTACGCGCCCCCTGCCTGGAAGACAAGCCGGCTCATGTAGCGGTCGACCTGCGTCTGCACCTGCGAGCCCATCAGCGCCCCCACGTCCTTTGCGAACTGCGCCGGGTCGGGCGCTTCGGCGATGTGGTAGTGATTCGTGATGCTGACCAGCACGCCAGAGCCGCCGCCCGACGCGCCGGACCCAAGTTGCGCACGCGGCGAGAATCCACGCTCTGCCGCCGACCCCAAGCCAGCACTCGCGCGGGCGATGCCATCCGCGCCGCCTGCGATGCCGATGGCGACGCCCTGCCCGAAGAAGTTGCCGAGTTCCATGCCGCGACGGCTGGGGCTTGCGATGCCCAGTTTGGCCTTGAGGCTGGATAGGATGCGGCCGCCGACCTCGGTTACGGCGTCATAGACCGCGATGGCGCCGCGCTTGATGCCGTCGGCGAGTCCGAACATGATGAACTGCCCGACGGTGTCCAGTACGCTCTTGATGCCCCCAAGACCAGCGCTGATGACATTCGAGACCACTTCCCACATCGTTCCAAGTCCCGTGGCAAGGCTCAGAATTCCGCCGAACACATAGGCCGCCGCAATGCCCAGGTTGCCCAGGGCTCCAATGATGGTGGTGACACCCGTGACCATCAGCCCCATTGCGCGTGGGCTCTCAGACATCCAGCGAACGATAGATCGAATGCGCTCAATGACTGGGACGAGGTCTTTTTGCACAGAGCGCTGCATTACCGCCATGAAGTCGGCGCCCGCCTTGCTATCGACCGAGAAGAAGCCCGCAACGTCCTTGAGCAGGTCTTTAAGCGATTGCAGCGCCGGCCACTGGTCAACATCCGACATGGCAAAGAGCGTCTTTAGCCCGCCCTGAATGTTGCTGATGATGCCGCCCAGGGTGTCGGACGCCTTCACGGCAAACTCGCCCGCAGGACCGCCGCCGGACAGGTTGCGCATGACGGTGGTGATGGCCTGGATGCCTGCGTTCTGATCGACGGCGCCGGCGGTGATCATCCTGACGACCTTGTCGGTCTGCTCTTGCTCGTTCTTGCCGCGGACGTTCAGAATCTTCGCTAGTTCGGCGTAGACCTGCCGCGCCGGCAATCCGAGTTCGCCGAGTTGGCCAGTCAGTTCTTCCTGCTGCACCTTGCCCTTAGCGAAGATCTGGTTAATGGCGCGAATCGAGCTATTCAGCCCCTCGCTGCCCTTGCCGCTTGCCGTGGCAAAGTCCGAGACGGCGCCCATGACGTAGCGCCGAACGTCTGCGTCCTTAAAGTTGGTCGATAGGTTGGTGAGCGCGTCCAGCACCTCTTCCGGGTCGAAGATGGTCTTTTCGGCGATGCGGAAGGCGTCCTTAATTTCCGCATTGGCAGCCTCGGTCGTGCCTAGTTGGGCCTTGAGCCGCAGCCGGGCATTCTCGACGAGTTTGGCGGTATCTATCGCTTCCTTGCCCGCATAGGCTCCCGCTGCCGCGACCCCACCAATCGCCGCGCCGACTACTCCCATGGCTATGCCGCCAGCTGATGACATGTAGCCACCAAGCCGTGTTGAGCGCTGCTGTCGGGCGCGCTGCTGCGCTGCCGCTAGGCGTTGGGCCTCTCGCTGCGCCTCGCGATACTCCTTCTGCTGTAGGCGGATGCGGTAGCGACTGAAGCGCTCCTCGTCGCGCTGCTGCGCCATCAGCCGGCGGAGGGCTGCGTTGCGCTTGGCGTCCTCTGCCTGCTGGAAGGCGCGCGCCCCGCGGATGCGCTCTTGTTCTTCGATGCGAGCGGACCGCGCAGCAATACGAGCCGCCATCTGCGCCGCACGCTCAGCGCCGCGTTGCTGCTGCGAGGCTAGGCGCTGCTCTGCTTTCTCGGCGGA